GTCTTTCGTGGCGTAAAGATTACTATGCTCCTTACAAACGTAATCGATCTGATGCTCGCGCTGCACTAAATGAGCGTGAACAAGAAGAAGATCGTGTGTTCTGGGAAGCCTTTGATAAATTCAAAGAATTTATAACAGATAAAACAAATTGTACGGTGCTACGCCATGAGCAATTAGAAGCAGACGATCTCATTGCGGGTTGGATACAAAGTCATCCGAATGATAATCATGTTGTTATTTCCACTGATACAGATTTTGTTCAACTTATAGCACCTAATGTCAAACAGTACAATGGTGTAATGGAACATACCATCACACACGAAGGAATCTTTGATGACAAGGGCAAGCCGGTTATCGACAAAAAGACCAAAGAAGCAAAAGCAGCACCCAATCCAGAATGGCTGTTGTTTGAAAAATGTATGCGTGGTGATACCAGTGATAATGTCTTCTCAGCGTATCCAGGTGTGCGTACTAAAGGCACAAGCAAAAAAGTGGGTCTTACTGAAGCGTTCGAAGATCGTAAAAGCAAAGGATTTGCGTGGAACAATCTCATGCTTCAGAGATGGACTGATCACGAAGGCAAAGAACACCGTGTCTTAGAAGATTATGAGCGTAATCGTAGATTGATCGACCTTTCTTATCAACCGGATCACATTAAAGAAATTATTGCTACAACTATTTCACAGGCGATTGATGCAGATAAAAATATCAGTCAGGTAGGTATTAGACTGATGAAATTCTGCAATCTTTATGATCTTAAGAAGATCGCAGAACAAGCACAATCATATGCCGAACCATTAAATGCGAGGTACACATCATGACAGACTTACATGCCAAACCTATTATCGATAATAAATTTTGGATCGTTGAGAAAGACGGAACTAAATTTGCCACGTTAAGAAAGAATGAAGATGATCGTTTTATTCTCAGTAACGAAACAGGTATCAAAATTTATGATACCAAAGAAAGTTTAACCAGGCAATTTGGAAAAGATTTCTTTGTCGCTAAGATTGTCAAAGAAGCAGATGACAGCGAACCGAACGAAGTACACGGATATTCTACAAGTGCATCACCGCATAATGCGATGTTTGATATAAAAAGAAAATTACCGTTGTTTACAAAAAGCGGTGATTCAAAAAGTTTGTACTGTGCTGGTTACTATGTTATTCGTTTCGACAAAGGTTGGGTTAAAAGTTTTTGCCCCAAACTGATCACTCTCCAGCGTTACGAATTTCGAGGACCTTTTAAAACTGAATTAGAAATGAAACAGGTGCTTTCGAATGTCTCAAAATAATATTCCATCTAGATTGCCTGCGGTTGAAAAACTTATTATGCGAGTTAATACCGCAGAAAAAAGCAATCAAAAAGAAATTAAACTAACTATTCAAGAATCTAAGGACATAGTCTACGAATTGGCTATTTTAACCTCTAAATTAGGCTCTACTGTTCAGGAAATACATCAGATGTTATCCGAAGTTCGCGAATCAACTACCAAAATAGACGTTAAGTTTGACGGCGGAACTTTCTAAAAGGCATAAATATATACGTGGTTAATTAGGAACACGTATATAATGAGTAGACCAAAACCTAAGGTTATTCTTGAGCATGTTAATAAAGAAAACTTCAAGATTGAACAGATACTTGAAAGTGATGCCATTTGGGCTGTCTTTTATCAAGGTCAGCCGTTTAATTTAAAAAGCGGAAGTATTGTTGCATCACAGCCAGGACCTAAATATAAAAAAGTAAGTTTCAGTAATCCCGGTCATGCATATAACCTAGCAAAAAAACTAAACAAGTTATTCAAGACTGAAGATTTCAAAGTTTATAAACTGACATCCGGTCAAATTGTGTAATGGACTTGAAGGAAGAATACACCAAGACTTTTCTTAAAGCAGCAGGTCTTGAAGTAGATCAAGGCACAATTAAGACTTACAGAAATAAATGGTGGCACAATTTAAGAGCGAAAAAATCCGGAGGTCTTCGGCTAACCTCAGAAGCGTTAGAATTTATAATCGATCAAGCAGATATAAAAACATACGAAGTTCCCATTCCTAAAGAAATTAAAATATCCCCGCAAATTTATATCTGGTTAGATCAATTCATCAATTCGCCCTGGCACATAACCAAAACCGACATAACTGTCTTATCTGAAAAAGCAGCATTTGAACTCTATCTTTTTTCGGGCGATGTTCAAAAATTAGGCCAGTCAAAGGCCATGGCTAAGAGACTACACTCAGATCTTCACTCCCCTGCATAATCACTCTATAAATATTTCATGATGGAATTCAACCCTTTAAATATTTTAGATGAAAGAAAATTGGATAGAATCCCTCCTCATTTTTCCAAAACTAAAATTAACGAATTTGAAATTTCTCATAATATTGAAAATTGGATTATGGGAAGATGCAAAGGAAGATTTGCTTTTGGAAAAGAAACAGTTACTGACAACAACAGTAGATCACGATCTAATATGTTTGTCGGGTTTGAAGATGAAAAAGAACTAACATTTTTTATGTTAGCATGTCCGTATCTTAGGAGATAAAAATGACAGACGTAAATGAAAATGCACAAGCATCTGCAGAACAACAGACACAACCACAGACAGCAGCAACCGCAAATGGTAGCCCACAAGGTCCAGAGTTAAATCTCAGTGATCTAGGTGCTATCAAAAGCATTATCGATGTTGCATCGCAGAGAGGAGCGTTCAAGGCCAACGAATTAGAATCTGTTGGTAAAATTTATAACCGCCTCAGCGCCTTTTTAGATACTGTGGCAAAAAAGGAACAATAATATGAAAACAATTAAACACATTGGCCGTATGAAAAATACAGGAGCCAAAGTTGTTGTAGTCTTTAGATGCCTACCAGGCGAAAGTGATTCAGCATTAGTTATTCCTACAGCCAATTTAACTGATGCTTATCACGATGCATTAATGACTGTACTGGAAAGCGATCAGGGGCAACAGGCTTTCGAATTTGGCGAAGTGATGCATATCCGACACTTCCCCGACGGACGTCCTATGTTAGTCGCTATGCAACAAGATAATAGAATGCAAAAGGTTTCTACTGATAGTGTTGTTATGAATCCAACGCATAATACTAATATCCCTCTCAGCGATCTGAATGTACTTATTGCCGAACAAAAAAATGTAGCCGTTGACGATCTTCCATATCTTGTTTCTGGTGCTAAACCAAAGACCCAAGAAGAAAAGAAACCCGAAGTAAAATCTGCTGATCCTGTAAGAACTCCTAGTAACGAGCCGTTAAGTGATAAAGATCTAGCAAGAAGTTATCGCAGCCAGGCAGACGCTATGTACAAAGAAGCAGCAAGATTACGCAGAGAAGCAGATGATTTAGATCCCCCTCAGAAGAAAACTGCTTCAAAGGTTAAAGAAGAAGCAGGTGCCTAAACGTCTTTT